ATTCCTCCATCACTAGTAATCGATTACAACAAAAGCCTCCACCAGATTAAGTTGTGGAATGGATCGTTGATCACTGGGGTGAGCGCCTCAGAGCCAGATAGGTTTAGGGGTAATCAATACCACGGGGCTTGGCTAGATGAGTTGGCAGCGTGGGATTACATCCAAGAGTCATGGGACATGATCCAGTTTTCAGTACGTCTAATGGGTAAGCGTGGTACTAAGATAATCGTATCCACAACGCCTAAACCTAAGCCCTTGATCATGGAGTTACTAGGACGTGAGGGTGATGACGTGGTGGTGACCAGAGCCAGTACGTATGTGAATGTGGCCAATCTAGCCCCTGCGTTTCAAAAGCAAATCCTTCAGTATGAAGGGACTAAGCTAGGTAGACAAGAGATCCACGCAGAGCTTATTGATCCTGAAGAGGGATCTATCATAAACAGGGATTGGTTTAGATTGTGGCCAAACGGTAAGCCCTTTCCTAAGCTCGAGTACATCATACAGAGTTACGACTGCGCAACTTCAGACAAGGACTACAACGATCCGAGTGGATGTATAACCCTTGGCGCATTTAAGCCTATGGATGGTGGCATGTGTGTGATGGTGCTCGATTGTTGGCAAGAACATCTACAGTACCCAGATCTACGCCCAAAAGTGATATCCGAGTTCGAAACAGTCTACGGTGAGGGTAAGGAGCGCAAGCTAGTTGACTTGATTCTGGTGGAGGACAAATCCGCAGGCATATCATTAATCCAAGATTTACAAAGGGCTCACCTACCAGTGATGCCTTACAATCCTGGCAAGGCTGATAAGGTACAAAGATTATCGATTGTTGCAAATATTATCAAAGCAGGCAGAGTATGGGTGCCAGAGTCATCAGTTCGTAAAGGTTATGTGAGAGACTGGGCAGAGGGGATGGTGAGTCAGATTTGTTCTTTCCCCGAAGGGGCTGTACATGACGAGTTTGTGGACTGCATCAGTCAGGGGTTGAGGTACATGAGAGACTCAGGATGGATTAGTATTGACGCTCCACCGAGGGATGACATCGAGGAGGAAGATATTACTGATGCTGAAATCTTTAATATGCAAAAACGGGGCAATCCATACTCAATGTAATACTAACTATCTACAATGTAATACTAAGTATTTAGTAATCGGATTACTAAGAAGAAAGTACTAAGGTGAATTATGACTGAAAAAGAAGAGACTCCAATTAACAGAACAGTCGTGAGTTGTGGAGTAAAAATAGAAACGAGTGATGACAAGTTTGAAATACTATGTCAACCCCTAAGTGATTTGTGGGAGCAACAATTACTAAAGTTACTCAAGGATTGGATACATGTCAGAAAGAAACGTGTGTCAAAGCTAGTGGACTAGTTAGATACATTTATATGATAATGATGCGATGAATAAACCCAAACCCAAGATGTCTCCTGAACTTGAGCGATTCCTTGCGGAAAGCGCAATCAAGGAGCGTTTGTATCACGGAACGTCAAAAGATTTTAGTAAATTCAAACCTAAAAATGGCATGATATTTTTGGCGCACAAACCAGAATTTTCAAATGATTATGCTGGCTTACCTAATAAACATAAAAAATCAACTCCAAATGTTATGCCTGTGCATGTAAACGTAAAGAACCCTTGGGACTATGAAAACCCAACGCATGTTGATGCATTACATGCAAAGTTGGCAGAGAACCCAGACATTGGGCCTGAGTTTGCCCCTTCAAAAGGAAGGCTATCAAGTGGCGATTGGTCAATGATCGAAGACCCATCAGTGCAAAAAGCAATTAGAAAGTTGGGTCATGATGCATTTTATTTAAACGAAGGCGGCTACAGAAATGTTGGCATGTTTGACCCACGCAGAATTAAGTCAGCCATCGGCAATCGTGGAACATATGATCTTAACGATCCTGACATCACCAAAGCGAGCGGTGGATCAATATCAACAGAACAAATGCGTAGAGAGCTAGAAGCCATACGTAATTTGACTCCTGAACAAAAGGAAGAGAACAGGCAAAAGATGTTGTCTCCTAGTCAGATTAAGGAAGTTCTGTACCACGCAACGCCTAGGAGTTTTAAGAAGTTCAAGCCAGGCGGAGATGATATCAAGAAAAGCGGTCATGGAATTTGGTTATCTATGGAAGCAGAAAGACAACCTGCAATGCACAACATATCTGGGCGTGGTAGTGATTTATTCAAACACGGTACCAATGTGATGCCTGTGCATGTGCAGTCTCGCACACCGCTAGTCTTGGATAGTCAAGAAATGGATGATTGGGCTCGTAATGCATTTGCAAATGGAAGTGGTAACTTTCCTTATATGATGCCTAAAGAATGGGCGGATGCCGTACAAGCAGAAGGGTATGACAGTATTTACAACCCAAGGTCAAAAGAAGTTGTTATGTTTGACCCAACTAAAATAAAGTCTGCAATAGGAAATCGTGGCACCTATGACACGACACGGGCTGACATAACAAAAGCCAAGGGTGGAATCGTATCAATGTTACGCAAGCATGGTAGACCCGTAGATAGCGACCTCGATGCCATGCGCAAGATGAGCAATGGTCACAGAGTATTCATAGCGCACGAACAAGACGAAATACCAACCGAGATACACCGAGTATCAGACATGCATGGCTACACACCTGACCAGATATACACAATAGCCCCAGAACATTTTATACAACACAAGGCTGAAGGAGGATCTATGTCTGGAGTGAATCTATATTCTCCTCTTAACAAGTCTGCTGAGAGCATCCCACGGACTAAAGGTACGGGCGCAGAGTTCATGACTGAGCTTAGTAAGAAGCCAGGGTTTAAGAAGGCCGAAGTAGAAGATAGGGGGCTAGAAGCTCTCAATGCTTTACCTAAGATGACCAAGGAACAATTCCACGCCCATTTACATTCTCATCCCAATCCACAAATCACCACAAAGATATTGAGAGATGAGTCAGAGAAGCACTACGCAGTACCTCATTATCCTGATGAGAATTCATACAATGACTTACACAACGTGGTGGACGAAGAGGGTAGACAAGTAAACATACATCCCTTTCGCAACCGTGGAGAGGCGCAAAGTCATATTGAAGGCTTAGAGGAAAGAGACAACAAAACATACCACAAAGACTATAAGTTACCTGGTGGATCAAATTACCAAGAACACTTATACAAGTATGAGCCCAAAGATAAGTCACAGTTCGTAGCAAATGCTAGCCATTACGGTGGTGAGCCTAACTTACTGGCAAGTGCTCGGACGGTAGATCGCAATACCCCTGAAGGTAAAAAGATCCTGCACATTGAAGAGATCCAATCTGACTGGCATCAAAAAGGTAGAGACAATGGTTACAAACAAAACTTATCTGAACTACCAAAAAATTATAAATTAGAAGAAAGAAATATAAACAATAGGCGAGAATATTTAATTACAGATGAAAATGGAAAACTTTTTTCTATGGGATTATCTCCCGAATCCGCCACAAATAATGCTTTAAACAACTTAAACGATGGTAAAAGAGTGCCTAATGCCCCGTTCAAAAAGAACTGGGAAGAGATGGTTGCTAAGCAGTTACTCAAACATGCCGTAGAGAATGGCTACCACGGTATAGCATTGACACCAGGCGATGAACAAGCTGATAGATACAACCTAGCTAAATATATAAATGAACTTCATTTATCTGGTACTGACTTAGTTGGATATGATCATAATGGAAATGCAGTTATAAAACAAACTGGTATAACACCAGACAATTTAAAGGAATTTGTTGGTAAGAGGGCGGCTAAAAAATTATTAGATCAACCAAAACAAGGAACATTGAGGTCATTGACAGGGGAAGATTTATATTTGGGCGAGGGCATGAAGGAGGCATACGATAAGCGACTCCCTAATATATTTAATGACCTTGGTAAGAAGCATGGCGCAAAGATGCAATTACATTCATTGCCTGTTGCAAATCCTAAAAACACAGATTTATCTATAACAGATATGTTGCGTGAACTTCAAATGCCTGAACAAGATTGGTTAAACCTTCCGTTTGATAAAAAAGAAAAATTAATGGATGAGTTTGCAACAGCGCAAACATTGAAAAAAACTCATTTACATTACATGCCACTAACACCAGAGTTAGTTCAGCATGTAAAGAAGGAGGGGCTACCCTTGTACAAAAAGGGTGGATACGTATCAAACGACTTGGACACCATGAAGTACGAGTTACACATGGCTAGCGGTGGATCAACACTAGGAGCAACAATGCGACCCTCACTTGCACAAATGAAATTTGAGATGTCTAAGAAATACAATCCTTTAGACATTCAAAGTGTGGGCGCAAACGAAGCCCCTGACTTATCCCCTAAGACATACATCAATCCATCAGAGACTATGTATGGTAAGTATGTGTCACCTGGTGGAGTGTCTAAAAGCGATGGTATGCCTAT